AAGAAGCCGATGCGACAAACCGTTAGTTCCAAGGGATTTTTCCTAACCCATACTGCGGTTTGAAGAGTACGTAGATCCTCGGCGAATCGCTCACTAAATTGAAGCACGAATAAAACCTCCACGACGAATAGTCGTAAAGTAAAACTTCGTACTTAGCACATTAGCAACTAATTCGTCGAACGAGACCAGTCTAAAACTGATCCCGTGAAAGGCGCTCCCCCCTTTCGTCCTGGGTCATATATTTATATCATATCCGTGATAACGCATTAAAATCGTGGTAGATGACGCTTTCGGTTCACTATGAAAACCTGACATCTTTTAAGAAACTGAATACCTGCTACAAAACCTGGTTCATTCAGTCGCTCGACTTAACCATCCCGGCTCCAACTCTCTCGGGATTTTGACTCTATTCGGTGGTGTCTCGAAAAGTTTTCCACGCTATAGAGATCCTTACAGAGCTGGAGCAAGTTCACTCGTTCTTAAGCAAACTCCCGTCTTTTAACCTCATATCGGTAGGAGGGGCTTACACGCCTGTGTCGCGTGTAAATTCGATGTAATAGTAAAACGCTGGCATTCCATTGAAGAAGAAAAAGTTCATGTCTTCTCCGGCAGAAACATAAGTTCGGATGAAAACTTCTTCCAAACGATCGGCATCGCCAGGCACTATTGTTCCAAATTCCCAAGACGGACCTTGATCAATGTCGCCATAGTTAGTCTCGAGGAGTGTTGGGGTAAACCGACTTCGGGAATAGTACGGCACCTCCACACTTTGGATTGGGTTTACATTGGTGTTACCAATGTGCATACCATAGACAGGGGGTCTTTGCTCTCTGTTCAGGAACCCGACTTGAGTCGAATTCAAAGTCGCTCCACTTATGGGAGAGCTAGAGTTGTTGTTATTGCTAAAATTCAACCTGCTCATATGATATGATATAGAACTGTAACGTCCTCCAGAACTGCCTGCAAGAGGCAAGGAGGAAGTGTCAACTGTCCATCTTGTCGAACCACGCCATCCTAAGTACATTCTGGACACGTAATTCAACGCTGTTGTTGCTGCTGGAACTAGATGTTGACCACTCGAAAGATAGGTCAACACCATCGACCCGGCAACAGGTGTTGCGAAGGTGTATTTACCTCCAAATGCGGGAAAAGAAGACCTCCGCATTCCAATTGCAATTGGCTCTGCTTGTTGCTCAAACACAGTGATTTCACTCAGATAATCACGTTTGAGTAGTTGTCGAAAAGACCCAATGATCTCACCGAAGAACAGTTTGTTCATATCGGGATCGTAAATCTGGGTCATTGCCATATTGTCAATTGTAGGTGGATCGTTCACGGGATTTTCACAACAGTCCATGTCATTGCCTTCTTCGCTCATTTCTGGAACATTCAGCATTTCTGGCACGTTAGACACGTTTGGTCTGAACTTCACGTATGACATTTTAGAGGAAGGTTGAGCAACTTCGAAATCGTCTAACATAGATACAAATACATTGATTTCGATATCAGCTACTTCTGCTCCAGGTACCGTCAAATCATTTAAAACATGTACACTAATGATACCATTGGAGTCTCCCACAGATAGTGTTAGGCCTTTTCCGACAAACCCTTGATCCCCCGGGGTCAGAGTGTCCTCCCAGGACACAGCTTGTGCCCAACCCACATCTACTGAGAAATCCTTCTCACTCGCGATGTCGTGAATAGTTGTGTAATGAGTATTGAACTCAGGATCCAGATATCCTCTCTCTGGATCGTAAACAATCCTCAGCCTTCCTTTGTGGTATTCAGAGGCAACGATTTGAAATCGAAACCTCATAGTTCCACGCCAAAAATCAAAAGGTAAGGCTGCAGCTGCACTAGCAGGGAGATGTATCTCTTGTCCTTCTGAAGTGCCATAAGTTCTGTGAACACCAGGATTTACCCGACACTGAAATAGTGATGTGTCAGGAGAATCGTTCACTTGCCACTGAAATGTAGTGAGATAACTTTCTCGCCCTGCAATAGATTTAATTGATAACTCTTCCATAGCCTGGACTCCTGTTGTTTCGGGATCCAAGGTCAACTCCTGTTTGCTATCAACTGTCAATTTTTGTGCGGGATATTTGTTGTCAACCGTTGCAAGAGATGGACGCACCAAAGGGACCATTGGTCCATAGTTCAATTCAATTGGTGATGAAAATCCAAATAACTTTGCAATAGAAGACGTTGCTCCAGCTCCAATTTCTGTCGCTCTTGCAAATCTGCCAATCCAAGGCAAATTCGTGAGTCTGGAAGCAACATTTGCGACTACACTGGCTGGTCTTGAGATCACACCGTCCTCATGTTCATCCATTTCAGGAACATTACCCATTTCTGGGACGTTCCCGCAAGGTATAGAGTACGATACATTCTCAGCCCAAGCCATCACTGAAATGTTCAAAGGTTCAGTCCCTCCATTTGCATGTTTCAAATTGTTTAGGCTCATGATAACAAGGTTTCCCATTTCGTCCCATTCTTTCCGTGGAATTACTAAAGCATTTCTAGGAAAGAAGAACGGGAGTTCTAAGGAACCTCCTTCACTTGTCGTCGGATTCAAAAATACGTGCATCCTTTGGGATAGTCTTACTAGATCCTGCTGAACATACGACTGTGCTCTCACTTGTGAGGGTGATGTGTTGTCATAAAGAGCAAGCGGTTCATAACCAGCTATTGCTCTTCCATAGTAGAAAGCATTGCCATTAATCAGAATCTTGATATGCATGGTGCATTTCAGTAGATAGTAGTGCTTGATTTTCTCAAGATTTCGAGCATTTTCCCAAAATAAACTCCAGGGATCCAACCTTACGAATAGGGGTGTGTTCACACTCCATTTCGTCTCGAATATCTTAAGTGGTCGTTTGAAGAAATCAGAGAGTTGTGTATCGCTCATGAAACCCAAATCACGGGTGTGATCGAAAACACTTCCTCTGGTATCCATCTGTCCAGGTTGGTTGTCTTTGAATGATACATTTTCTGTGCCAATATTGGCGTCTGCAGCCGTACCATAGCTGAAGAGCTTGTGTGTGTTGTTTGATTGAGTAGTAGACAAATACTTTTCCAGGTTTGCTTGCCTAAGCGCACCATTGAGCA